TGGTATGAAGAATGAGCAAATTCTTTGAATACACAATAGTCGCCCTCTCCATTAGCAAGTACATCGCCCTTCTTCCACAAGAATTTAGACCAGTCTCGCATCTCTTTGGAAGGAAAGAGAATCTGTAAGCCATCAAACCATCCTCTAAGTGTTCCAAGTTGAGAATAGCCAAAAAGCTCATTATAATCTTCATCTTTCTTTGTACACCAAATAACAGTTTCTATTTCCGTTGTTGCGACTTCATCTAGTTCTACATCTATATTATGTAACCAGTCATACAACTTAATTCCTTTTGGCATATCTTTAAGAAGATTCGCTACATTTATCTTATTTTTCATATTACTTTACCCTTTTAAATTGAACATTCTTTCCGTCTTTTCTGTCGATTGCGGCACAACAAATATCTTTGCAGATATTTTCATAAATATTGCTGCTTATCTCGTCAAAGAAGCAACCATTACATTCTTCTGTCTCGCTTTCAACCACCTTTAAGGTGATTTCTGAGCCAATAGGTAAATCTTCCATAACTAAACCAATTTTTGTGTTAAACAATACTGGTAGTAACTTATACTGCCAACATATTTTGATATTCTTGGCAGCTCACCATCATAAGGAGTGACTTTCAATCCATCAATGAAATCAGCATTCTCAGTTGATACCTCGGTATCATGCTCATTCATAAACACCTTTTGCGCTGTCGTAGAATGGCTTTCAGCTCTAAGCTTACCGAGTGACCGCCAAACCTGCTTGCTATGGATGAACAATCCATGCAAAGGAATAGTCTTTACTTCTACTTTTCCCATATCTAATTTCTCATTATGTGACACTTGATAACCTTATGAACCGCATTTGGCTGCGATTTATTAAACTTATTCATTATATGACGCTCCATTTCCTCGGGGAAAATGGGCTTTGTCGGCTTCGGTATAGTGAGGACGGCTTGTATCTTTGCCCCCCCCATCCAAGGTAAGCAAACATCTACGACTAATTTTCTCAAATAACATTTTTGTATCTCCTATATTTAAACGTTAAACAAAATCTTAGTTTTTTATAATCTAATTATATACCACCACGGAAGCGAAGCGAGCCGAAGGCGAGCCTTCCATTACTTCATAGGTATTAGCATACACCCTACAGACTATCCCTCCCTTGATATAAGTATAGTTATTGAGTATCATATCCTTTATATAGTCAATAGAGGATAAAAAACGCTTTTCTATGTTTCTGTATTTGCATAAAATCTCGTTTTTGACCGCAAACTTTACCAAATCAAAAGCTTTTTGTACGCTTACGCTTAACTTCTCAGCTATATACTTATATGATATACCATTCTCTCTGAATTTATCGCCGTAGCCAAAACGATTACAAACCTTCTTAGCCGCCTTCAACTCTTTTAAGCCTTTAGGGTGCTTAGACTGCTGAATCATTTGCTTAGCGTAATTCTTTCGATTCTGTACATCAATGATAAGCATAGCAGATAAGATATCTTCTATGAACTTTACATTCTGCGCATAGGCATTCTTTTTAGAATCATTCCTTGAAATAAACTCGATATTAGGAACAAGGACGTTCCTGTGAGAGGTATGACTTTTTAGAGACTTGAAGACGAGGCAACGATTATTCTTGCCCGTGAACTCAACCAAGCCCAGAGCCTTCAAGGTATCAATACGCTTACGGACAGCACAGGCACTTACCCCCGTGATTTCGTGAAGCTTATTGATGCTCCATCTTTGCACGGCAGAAGACTTAACCCTTGTCTTAATGAAAAGGGAAAATGCAATTGCTTTCCTTAGTTCGGGATTGCAATACATATTGTTCAATATCTTTCTGCGTATCTCCATTTTACAGATGCTTTAAAAAGTCAAGAGCAGCAAAGAAATGGGGATTCTCTGCTGCTCCGTATTTAGTAGCCTTGCGGCTCACGTAAATCCAAACTCTTACACGTTAGAAAGCTCCCCATAAGCTTGCTAGGTGATAGTGTTCTTTCTTAAACACACCGCAAAATTAATAAAAATCTGTCAAATAACCAACTTTTCTATTAATAAATTTAAAATAATTAATAGTTTCTATTCGCTTTTTAATAGATTTTTATAACTTTGCATTATATTTTCTATTAATAACCAAATAATAAGTAATAGCGTATGATATACAATCAATATCAGCAGTATGAACTCTCCGACCGCATCATGCAAGCGGTATGTGAGGTAGGCAAGGTTACGTTCATGGAACTTTGCTCTGCGGTGAAGACCGTCAAGCTCAACACCCTTAGAGGACTATATTGTCTCATAAGCCGTGATTATTGCATTCATCCCGACCGCTCGGCTCGCCTACTCTGCCGTACCAGAGCAAACGTAATCAATCAAGCACGAAAGTATATGCAATACGTTCAGTCAAAGGATAAGTACACCTTATCTATATATAACCAAATCGTAGAACTCTTAAAAAGTAACAAAGAATGAAAAGAACAGATTATGAGCTTACCCTGCCCGACCAGCTCTTCCCAACGGACAATGACCTAGAGATTCCGATACTCGATATTGATATGCAAGCCAAGGTGTGTCAGTCACCCTTCCTCTGCTTCGGCGAACAGAAGAGAACCTTCAATCTCAATGGCGAAGGCTCTTTGCACTTCTATACCGATGATTACCGCTTCTCAGCTATCTACGAGCACCCTGAGAAGATATTGCAGCATCACCCTGCCGTTATCGTTGAGCCGAACTTCTCCCTATATAATGAAATGCCCGTATCTTTCGGCTTGCAGGCTATCTACAAGAAACGTTGGATTGCCCGTTGTATGCAAGGTAAGGGTATCGGTATCTTCGTTGACCTCAACGTGGCGCAGAAGTTTTATCGCCTCAATATGATTGGCGTACCTCGTGGATGGCGTGCCTTCGCTACCCGTGGATATTCGGATAGACTGAATAACCTCGCCTTTGAGTATTCCATCGCAAGCGATTGGGCAGAGGGAAAAGAGCCGCTATTTGTTATCTACGGCGGCGGTGCTGAGTGTCGGCGGTTCGCCCAGACCCATAGAGGTTGCATCTACATCAACCCCGTTGTCACTACTAAGAAACAGCTTGCCGCCTTGCAGAAGATTCACGAAGGTGTTGCCTTTATCGGAGAAGAGTTCTCTGTTAAGGCGCAGCTTGATAAGCTCACACCTTTCTCCAAGCAGATTGAGGATTTCCGAACAGATAACGTCTCTAAACAGATTGAGGAAAAGTAAGATTGTTTATGCGAGATATGGCATTTATTTGCTGTATCTCGCTTTCTTTTGTATCTTTGCATCAGCAAAACAGAAATTGTGGAATATAGGTTCTGAGGTGTCATAACTATATGTATTAGTTAAGATTTGGTTAATTGAAAATAATAGTTAGTTTTTAGTCTATAAGCAGCCGCCTGTGATAGGTAGCTGCTTTTCTTATATATAATAGGTATAATATTTTATGATAACTTCAAAGGCTACTCATTATATGGGTAGCTTTTTTATTTGTTTACACGCAACCTATTATTTTCTATTAAAACCCGAATAATCTCCGTAACTTTGCAAATAATAATTATTAAATAATAAAATTATGGCAAGAGAAAAGAGAATCTCACAGAACCCATCCATCGCAAAGGATGAGCTTCTAGTAAAGCTGGGTTTTCGTGAAATGATTGACATTACAAAGCTCCTCTATAATGAGGGGCAGATTGATGGCGTTCCAAAGAACCCTCGCTACTTAAAGGAGAGCGAGCACGACAAGCTCGTCAAGTCACTCGCCGATAGCCCAGAGCTCTTAGAGTACAAGCCTTTGATGGTTTATGGCTTGGAGGATGGTACATACGTCACCATCTGCGGTAATATGCGCCTCAGAGTGGCTAACGAGTTACGCATCGGTGGAAATACGAACTTCGATAAGCTGCCTTGTTTCGTCTTGAAGACCGATACCCCAATTCAGAAAATCAAGGAGTATGCTATCAAGGATAACGTGCAAGCTGGTAATTGGGATTGGGATGAGCTTGCCAATGGTGAATGGGAAACCGATAATTTGCAGAATTGGGGCGTTGATTGCTCTTTTCTCAATACCGATGAGGATGATACCGATATTGATGAGCTATTCGAAGATGCTCAAAATACCGAAAGTAAAGCCAAAGATATTAAGCTCTCCGTCCATATTCCACAAGAGTTGGAAGATAAGGTAGATGAGATTAAGGAGATTATCAAGTCTGCCGTTTCCGAATACGAAGGTGTGGAAATAAAATAATAGAGATATGGAAGTCTATCTTGCGGGAGGGCTTACTGGAAATCTTAGTAAGTTTTGGAAAAGTGTCAGTATGGAATTATATATAGCAGGGACTTTAAGCAGACCCTATGTTTATGAAAAGGCTATGGGAGTTTTTTTAGCAGGCGAACCCCCATTAAAGAACATCAAGGATGCCGATTGGGAAGGATTAAATATATTGGAAACTTACTATTATCTACAGAATAATAAAGAGTTTCCTCGATTGATAGGCAATTTTCAGAATTTCCTATTAGATAGTGGTGCTTTCACATTTATGTCGGGAGCAGGTGTAGTTAACTTCGATAAATACGTAGAAGGATATGCTGCATTCATTAAGAAGTATAACGTAAAGAACTTCTTTGAGCTTGATATTGATTCTGTTGTTGGTATCAAAGAGGTTGAAAGACTTCGTGAAAAGCTCGAAAGATTAAGTGGACGTAAGCCTATCCCCGTTTGGCATAAGTCACGAGGGAAAGAGTATTTTATTGAAATGTGCAAGAATTACCCTTATGTGGCTATCGGTGGTATCGTAACCAAAGAAATACCTATCAATAAATATGAGAAGTTATTTCCTTGGTTCGTAAAGACAGCACATAAATATGGCTGCAAGATACATGCTCTTGGATATACAAATATCAGAGGATTGCATACGTATCACTTTGATTCCGTGGATTCTACAGCTTTGCTTTATGGCAATATGAGCGGTTCTATATATAAGTTCAATGCCAAGAACGGAACTATGGATAAAACCAAAGCGCCTGAGGGCAAGAAACTTCGCTCAAAGTTGGTGGCTGCACATAATTTCGGCGAGTGGGTACGCTTTATGAAGTACGCTCGTGCTCGCTTATGAAGGTTTATCTTAGTGGCATATCGGGAGTAAAGCCTTATCTCTTAAATGGAGATATTAAAGCAAACGAGGTATTTGCTCTTGAATCATTCTATTCCGTAAGAGATTGGCAGAAACCGTTGATTCCAAAGTTTGCATCATTTCTCTTGGATAGTGGAGCATTCACATTCATGAGTAATGCCGCAAAGCACGGAAATATAGATTGGCTCAGCTATGTTGATAGATATTGCGATTTTATCATAGAAAACGATATAAGACTATTCTTTGAGTTGGATATTGATAAGATTAAAGGTCTCAGATATGTAGAAATGCTACGACAGCGGATTGAAGATAAGACTCATCGCAAGCCAATACCTGTATGGCATATAGGGAGAGGAAAAGATTATTATCTGCAAATGATAAAAGAATATCCTTATGTTGCCATTGGTGGAATAGCAGCAAAAGAAATGCCCACATCTAAATTTGAGGCATTATTTCCTTACATGATAGGGATGGCTCATAAGAATGGATGTAAGGTTCATGGGTTGGGATATACAAGAGTTGATAATCTACAAAAATATAGATTCGATTCCATTGATTCCACAACCTGGACTGTAGGGGGGCGATTTGGAGAAGCTTCTAAATTTGAAAATGGCAGCATAAAACGTTTATCATTTAGAGATAAGGGAGTTAAATACAAGATGGTGAGAGATAAAGAAGCTCTTACTTTATATAACTTTAAAGAATGGTTAAAATTCCAGCATTACGCTGATAAAAATTTATAGATTATGAAAGATTCATTGATTATTGTATCAGGAGGTATGGACTCGGTAACTCTCCTGCATGAGAAGAAAGAAAACATTGCTCTCGCTATTTCTTTTGATTATGGCTCTAACCACAATCAGAAGGAGATTCCTTTTGCTAAGTTGCATTGTGAGCGACTTGGTATCAAGCATATTGTTATTCCACTCAACTTTATTCACGATTATTTCAAATCCTCTCTCCTCGAAGGTGCAGAAGCTATCCCCGAAGGTAACTACGATGATGAGAACATGAAATCAACCGTAGTTCCTTTCCGTAACGGCATCATGCTTTCTATCGCTTGCGGTATCGCAGAGAGTAACGGATTGAAGAAGGTGCTTATTGCTAACCATTTCGGCGACCACGCTATCTATCCAGACTGCCGCAAGGGCTTTATTGATGCCATGTCAGAGGCAATGAAGAATGGTACTTACGAGGGTATCAGCATTGATGCTCCTTACACCAACATTACGAAGACAGATGTTGCTCGCCACGGCAAGAAGCTTGGCATCAACTACGCAGAAACTTGGAGCTGCTATAAAGGCGGTGAGAAGCATTGTGGTAAGTGTGGAACTTGTATGGAACGCAAGGAAGCTCTCCGTGATGCTGGTATCTCTGACCCAACTGAATACGAGGATGAGTAAGGCAAGCGGTAATACAAGGTTACTTACACCAAAGCAAAGACAGATAGATAAGGCTCGGAACGAATATAATCAAATCGTTTCGAGTTCCTTGGTTGATGCTTCTTTATCATATTTCTCAGAACAGACGGGTGCTCACGCTATCTTTATGAAAGGACATAATCATACTGATAAAATCGCTGATGCCGAAGCAGAATTGGAAGTGGCGAGAGCTATCGCAGATAATGGTATAAATGTTACACTTACTCCTGAAGGCGATAAATATACGATGTATGCAACCAATGTAAAGATAAACAAGGATGGTTCTAAAAAGTATAAATTCGCAGAAGGTTTAATGGCGACATATACCTACGAGCAGAAAACGCCTACTGAGATTAATTCTTCTGCTGAAAGTTCGGTTCGTCTTGCTATTAATCATGCAAATGATAAGCACGCACAGATAGCATTGATATATGATAAGCATTCACTCTTTCATACCAAAGATATTGAGAACGGAATGAAACTTTATCAATCAAGGCATAAAGCATGGAAGACCAAAGGTGTAAAAGCTGTTGTAGTAATTAGCAGTAAAAAGATACTATACGAACATCATTTCGATGAGTAAAAAGCAAGGAGCATAAGGCGATGCCACCATACTGTGCTCCTAAGACAAAAGTCGGGCTGCTGACATCTTCGCTACCGACTACCCTTTATTAGGTCGCAAAATTAAGAATAAAAATTGAAATAACAAAATAAAAGGAAGAAAAATTATGTATTACGTTTCAAAAAGAATGGAGATTGCCGCTTGTCATAAGCTGAATCTCTCTTATGAAAGCAAGTGCGCCAACCTTCATGGGCATAATTGGATTATCACTGTCTACTGCAAGGCTGAAAAGCTGAACAAGGATGGTATGGTGATGGACTTCAAGCATATTAAGCAGAAGATTCACGGCTACCTCGACCACGGTAACCTCAACGAGCTTTTGTTTTTCAATCCTACTGCTGAGAATATCGCCAAATGGATTGTTGCTCAGTTCCAAGAGTGCTACAAGGCACAGGTACAGGAGAGTGAAGGCAATATCGCCGTTTATTGTGACGATGATAAGATTGACGGAAAGGAGGCTCTCTAATGGCTAAGTATAAAGTAAACGAAATCTTCTACTCTATCCAAGGTGAGGGAAGACATGCAGGTAGAGCGGCTATCTTCGTCCGCTTCTCGGGTTGTAACTTGAAGTGTCCTTTCTGTGATACTGATTTTAAGAAGTATGAGGAAATGGGGGCTATTGATATTCTGAATAAGATTCAGTTGCTCTCACCTGATTGCAAGTTCGTTGTCTTTACGGGCGGTGAGCCTACATTGCAAGTGGATGAGGAGCTTACTACCCTTCTCCAAAATTGGGGCTACTATATTGCTGTGGAGACCAACGGAACGCACAAGATTCCAGGTGGTATCAACTGGGTTACTTGCTCTCCTAAATGCTTATTCGTTAAGGGCGCAGAACCTATCATTAAGGTTGCTACCGAGGTGAAGGTTGTCTTTGATGGTGAGCACGAGATTACCGATTGTGGTATTGATGCAGATTACTACTACGTTCAGCCTTGTGATACAGGCGATGCGAAGAAGAATGCTGAGATTCTGAAACAGACAGTTGCTTTCGTAGAGGCTAACCCTAAGTGGCGACTTTCTTTACAGCAGCAGAAGATTCTCAACGTGAAATAAATCATTTCGCCTATGAGCAAGAATAAAAAGAAAACCCCGACAAAGTATCGTCTATCTGCTTTTATTGCGGTGGGAAACTTTGTTGGGATTCATCAGGTGACCGCAGCGAGGATGATGATTCCGTAGTGGATTACTTTCATTGTATGCAATGCGGTACTTCTTATGAGGTATATGAGCCTAATGAGGAGGAGAAACAAGATTATAAAGAATATTGGAAAGGTAAATAATATGGCTAAGATTACAAAAGAAACAGCAGAAAAGCATATCAAAGAACTCTTGGAGTATATCGGTGAAGACCCTAACCGCAAGGGCTTAGAGGGTACACCTGACCGCATTATCAGAATGTGGAAAGAAATATTCAGAGGTTATGACCCTTCACAGAAGCCGAAGATTACCACCTTTGATAACAATGATGACGGTATCGTCTATGATAACATGGTTATCGACCAAGGTGATTTCCATTCAAACTGCGAGCATCATTGTGTTTGGTTTTGGGGCAAGTATTGGTTCGCATATATTCCGAACCCAAAGGGAAAGATTCTCGGTATCTCTAAGATTGGTCGTGTAGTTGATTACTGCTCCGCTCGCTTACAGATACAGGAGCGATTGGTACACGACATCGTAGATATGCTGAAAAATGCTCTCGGTAGCGAATACCCACCACTTGGTATTGCTCTCGTGATGAAGGGTCATCATTCTTGCAAAGAGTTCAGAGGCGCAAAGAAGAAGGGCATTATGACCTCTTCTTACCTTGAAGGAGCATTCAAAGACGACCCACAAGTGAGGGCTGAGTTTATGAACCTCGTAAATGGTGATAAGTATGAAGGTTAAGTCAGTCAAAACACAAATCTTGGAGGAAGTGGGTTTCCTGCTTCCTACCAAGAAACTTCTTTCCTCTAAAGAAAAGGTTGAAATCATGGAGCAGTTTTTGATGATGCCAGCAAGCCAGATAGTGACTTTGCAACAAGATGGACGCAAGTCATCTTTTGTACAGCAGATAGCAAAGCTGCTCTATAACAACAATCTTGGAGAGTACTTTAATGTACTGAAAATGTGCCGAGAAATGGCAGCAGAGGAAAAAGAAAATAAAAGTGCTTTTCTTAAATAAAAGCTATTGTTGGGAATAAATTAGGAATAAAAGTTATTAATATGCCATTATCAAGAGATGAAAGCAAGCGAAAAAAACAGCTTGCAAACCTTGAAAAAGGTAAGTTTAAAAAAGGTGGAGTTGGCAACCCCAAGGGCAGACCACCAAAGCCTAAGACGATGTCATTGTTCATCGAGGAAATGAAGGAGAAGGGTTACGAAGTGCCTTCCTCTCAGATTATCGCAGAGTCTTTTCTGTATATCGCTACCCTGCCCCAAGCCGAATTGGAGGCGGTGTTGACAGATAAGTCACGCCCGATGATGCAACGCATTATTGCCAAGGGAATACTTGACAAGAAAGGACTTGATGTACTCGAAAGAGTTATTGATAGAGCTTACGGAAAGATTCAGCGCATTGACCTTACAAGCAAGGGCGAGCAGATTAAGCAAGACCCATTGCAAGTACACGTTGTTACCAATAATGAAGAGTATCAGAAGATTCTCGCTGAAATTCAGAAAGAGAAAGAAAAAAAGGACGCTGAGCCAGACAGGACAGCAGAATGATAAAAGAGACAAATAAAGGATAATAGAGATATGCCGCACGTATATTTAGCAAAGAACTACATGAGGGTAAAGGCAGCGAAAGAAGCAGGGTTCACAACTTGCTCTCTTCAAGGAAGTTCACGTTCTGCCAAGACCTACTCGGTTGTGCAGTTCCTTTGTATGCTTTGCTTCAACTATGCTGGAACGACCGTTTCCATCATTCGTGCTGGTATGCCTTCCATTAAACGAACTGTCTATCGTGACTTCAAGGATATAATGCTCAACTTTGGTTGGTGGGATGATAAGTGCATGAATAAATCGGAGTTCGTTTATACCTTCCCTAACGGCTCTTGGATTGAGTTCTTCTCCACCGATAATGAGCAGAAGGTGCGTGGTTCTAAACGTAAGATACTTTTCGTAAATGAGGCGAATGAGCTTTCTTTCATCGAATGGCAGCAGCTTCAGATGCGTACCACGGAGTTTTCTATCCTTGATTATAACCCTTCTTTCTCAGAAGACCATTGGATAAATCAGGTAAATGAGGAGAAAAGCACTTATTGGTTTATATCCACCTATAAGGACAACCCTTTTCTCGAACCAAAGGTTATCGCTGAGATTGAGAGCCTTAAATGGAAGAATCCGAGCCTTTGGCGTATTTATGGTTTGGGATTGCGCTCTATGGTTGAGGGCTTGATTTTTAAGAATGTAGTTGTTGATGATTATATTCCTATACAAGCGCACAGACACCGATACAGAGGTATTGACTTCGGTTACTCCAATGACCCTACGGCGATTGTTGATGTGTATATCTACGGAAAGATTATCTATATAGATGAAATATGCTATCAGACAGAAATGCTTGCTTCTGATATTATTAGGGTATTGAAAGAGGATAAAAAAAATATTGAGGTAATATCAGAGAGTGCTGACCCTCGTCTGATTGATGAAATCTATAATGCTGGTATTGATATAAAACCTGTGAAGAAGTTCGCAGGTTCTATTCAAGCTAGTATTATGAAGATGCAAGAATACACAATTCATATAACAAAACGCTCTACAAATGTAAGAAGGGAATTTAACAATTATACCTACCGCCAAGACAAGGAAGGAAAGTGGCTTAATGAGCCTATAGATATGTATAACCACGCTATAGACGCATGCCGATATGTTGTCATGGAGAAGTTATTGGGCGATTATGGCAGCGGAATGCAAGCCGCCGACATTCTCGGTCTGATGGGGTGAAATCGAAAAGCTTATGAAACGAATATATGATAAACAACCAAGAGAGCATCATCGTAAACGCTCCCACTATAATAGCAGAGGAGTAGCCAAATTATCCTTTGATAATGGGAAGGTAGCCGCAAGATACATAAAGAAAAAGCGGCTACTCGGTTACTCCGCATATCTTTGTAGTGAGTGCAATCATTGGCACATTGGGAGGAGTAAAATAAAATAAGGCAGAGAAGAAATCCTCTTCCCTGCCCAATTCCTATGATAGTTTTACATTCTTTACTAACCAATCACCGATGGTAAGATGTTCGGCTTCTGCTTTATGTTTCAATAAGAAAAGATAGTCTTTATCAATAGACGTATGAAGCATTGTTTTATTGAGCTTCTTACGCCCTGCGCCTATCCTTGCGCCTCCGCTTCCTTTCTTTCTCATTCTATGCTTTGACCGTGATAGCGAGGGCTGAAATTTATTGTAGTATTAGAAAATTTCCTCTGCTTCAAACTCTACGCTACTCTCCCAGTCGTATGAATCAATATTATCTATATCATCTGAGGTAAGATAATAATAGGCAGTTATTCTCCATCCATCTATCTCTATAGGTTCACCAGCATACTCATCCTTGCCGAGATGTGAAGGATTTTCGAA